CCCGGACGGCGGCGTCTACGACATCGGCTTTGGCGTGCTGCTGGGCCCATTGAATGAGTCCGTGAACTCGATTTTGAACCAGTTGATCGACGCTGGCACGATGAGCAATTCTGGCGGCGGCTTCTTGGGCCGCGGAGCCAAGATCCGAGGCGGTCAATACACCTTTGCACCCTTGGAATGGAAGCGTGTGGACTCTACAGGCGACGATTTGCGGAAAAATATCTTCCCTCTGCCCGTCAGAGAGCCCTCAAACGTGCTGTTGCAGCTCTTGTCGCTGCTCATCAACTACACACAGCGCATTTCGGGCTCAACAGACACCCTGGCAGGCGAAAATCCTGGCCAAAACACCCCCGCTACGACCACTCAGACCATGGTTGAAGAGGGTTTGCGGATCTACAACGCCATCTACAAGCGTGTGTGGCGTTCGATGAAGGAAGAGTACAAGAAACTGTACCGCCTGAACTCGATTTTCCTGCCCACAGTGACCGTTTTTGGCGACGCCGAGATGAAAGTCCTGCGCGAAGACTACCAAGGCGACCCAAACCGGATCTCTCCGGTCGCCGACCCCAACGTCACGTCCGATCGTCAACGTATGCAGCAGGCCATGGCCTTGAAACAGGCCGCCATGAGCACGCCTGGCTACAACTTGGTGGAAGTGGAACAAAATTATCTGAAGGCGCTGCACATCGATGCCTGGCAGGTGTACTACCCTGGTCCAGAAAAAATGCCGCCCCCGAAGAATCCAAAGGTTCAAGTCGAGGAAATGAAGCTGCAAATGAGCCAAATGAAGTTACAGGCCGATATGCAGAAATTCACCGCCGATTTGATGGAACAACGACGTTTGAACTCGGCAAAGATACTTCAGTTGGAGGCTCAGGCCGCCAAACTGATCGCCGATGCAGGCGGCGTGGAGACAGGTCACCAGATTGCTGCGTTCGAGGCGGCAATCGGTGCTCTGAAGGTGCACGACGAGTCTTTGCGCTCGCGTGCTGAGTTAATGATGAAGTCAATGGAGCAGCCAAATGAAACTACCTCACGAGCAGGAATGGAAAGAGTGGAGGGAACACCCGTGCACCAAAGCTCTGCACAAAATCCTGCGAGCATGGCAGTCTGAGTTAAAGGATCAATGGGCGTCTGGTGCGTTTACGGACCAGTCCCAGTTCGCAACAGCGATCTCGAATGCGAAAGCAATCGGGAACTGTGAAGCCATCGATCGAATGATCGGTATTGAGTATGAGCAACTTGAAGGAGAGTTAGAAAATGCAGAATGAAAGTGGTTTGGCCCCTTTGGGCCGTGCAGTGTTGATCAAACACTATGAGCCGGAGAAAAAGGACTCGTTGATCGAGATCCCTGACTTCGTTCAAGACCGAACTTTGATGGTTGAACAACGCGCCATCGTCGTGGAGATAGGCCCCGCCTGTTGGCCTGACGAACCCGCACGTGCAGCCCCTGGCGACAAGGTATTGATTGCCAAAATGTCAGGCTACATGGCCACCGGCCCACTCGATGGCAAGCGCTATCGGTTGGTCAATGACCGCGATATTTTCTGCAAGATCACTGGGGAGAAATAATCATGGAAGGTGAAGTGAACGTCGAGCAAGAAGCCCGTACACTGGGCTGGGTTCCGCAAGAAGAGTTCAAGGGAGATCCTAATCGCTGGGTTGACGCTGATACTTTCGTGGAGCGCGGTCACACTGTGATGCCCATCCTGCGTAAGAACAACGAGCGCCTTGAAACGCTCGTGAAACAGCAGGCTGAAGAGTTGAACAAGATGAAAAATCTGTTTAGCGCTTCCCAGGAGTCCATAACTGAACTTCAAAAAGTCCATGCCGATGCCACCAAAGCAGCTGTCGAAAAGGCACGCCGCGAGGTCATGGCTGAACTGAAGCAAGCCAAAATCGACGGTGATGTGGACCGTGAAATCGCGCTGCAAGAGGAACTTCAAGAGCTGAAGAACCAAGCAGCTGCGCCCACGCCCCAAGCCCCTCAAGCTGCTGTACCCGCGCAGCAAGAGCAAATGCACCCCGATTTGGCTGCTTGGATGAGTGAGAACACCTGGTTTGGTACAGATCAGCGTAAAACCCAAAAGGCCATGGGCATCGCCCAGGTCTTGCGTTCTGACCCTGAAAACGATAACTTGCAAGGTCGCGCTTTTTTTGATCGCGTGCTTCAAGAGCTCGAGGGCCGTGCTCCGCGCGCCGACAAAGTCGGTGGTGCACGTTCCAGCGAGACTTCTGGAGCCAGCGGCGGCGGTGGTAAGTCGTTCAGCGATTTGCCTGCTGACGCCAAAGAGACCTGCGATCGTCAGGGTAAAAAATTGGTCGGCGAGGGTCGTGCCTTCAAAGACATGGCTGCATGGCGCAGCTATTACGCTAATCTGTATTTCCAAGGAGCTTAATCATGCAAGTCCGCAATCACAAAGCCGCCCAGAATCCGGCAAATTCATTTGAGAAGTCCGCAGTAGACAAAAAACGTATCCCGATGTCGACCGCGCAGCTCAAGCTGTCGGTCCCTGAAATTCCTGGCTATCACTTGCACTGGATGATGGGCACTCCATCACGTATTGCACAAGCGATGAAAGGCGGGTACACTTTTGTCGAATCCGATGAGGTGGATGTAGTAAACACCGGCTTAGCCGATGATGCCTCCAAAAACGGAAATACAGACATGGGCAGTCGAGTCAGTCTTGTTGCGGGTAGCGATACTGGCGAAGACGGCAAAGAACAACGCTTGTATTTGATGAAAATCCCACTCGAATACTGGGAAGAAGATCAGCAAGCACTTGAGTCAAAAAATGAGCAAATCGCGTCAACGCTGCGCGGTGGTGGGGATGTTGGTGGCAACCCGAATGGGTCTGATAACCGCTACGTTCCAGAAGCCAATCGTAAAGCGGTGGCAAACATGTTTACTCCGAAGCGGCGTCAAGCATAATCGGAGTGTCCATCTTCTGTATTGGAGAATTTAATGGCAAACGTAAATAAACCGGCTGGTCTGTCGCCCGTACAGTACCTGAACGGCTCCCCCTGGAGCGGGCAAGCGCGCTTGTATAGCGTCGCTTATAACTATGGCACTTCCTTGTATATCGGTGACCCCGTAACCTTGTCTGGCACGTCCGACACGAACGGTGTGGCTGGTGTTACTTTGGCTACTGCTGGCACTGGTAATGCAATCATTGGTGCTGTGGTCGGCGTTGGACGTTATGAGAGTCTGATCGCTAACCCCAACAACCTGAACATCATTTACTACCCTGCTGGTGGCGATGGCAATACCAACCCCTGGTATGTCATGGTTGCTGACGATCCAAACATCATCTTTGAAGTTCAGGATTCTGGCAACGGCGGTACTCCTTTGGCTGCTTCCAACATTGGCCAAAACGCCAACTTGTTGTCTGGCACTGGCAACGGTTACTTGTCTGGCTGGCAGCTTGATCCAAGCACTGCTGGTAACGGCGCAACCTTGCAATTGAAGCTGATGGGCCTGACTCGTACTTCCAATAACGCTTTTGGCAACTACGCCAAGGTGCTTTGCAAGATCAACAACCACGTCTACGGCACCGGCACCGGTACCGCTGGCATCTAATAAAGAAAGGAGAGTACCATGGCAGGCGTCATTAACACAGGTACACACCCGAAGCTACTTTGGCCAGGGATTCATGCAATTTGGGGTCAGATTTACGCTGAGCACGCCAAAGAATACGGCGACCTCTACAACGAACTCGATTCCGACAAGGCATACGAGCAAGATGTTGAAGTTACCGGCTTTGGATTGGCTCCCGTCAAAGCCCAAGGCGCTCCGATTCAATACGACTCGGAAATTCAAGGTATCGTTACGACCTACACCCACGTTGCTTACGCACTGGGCTACATCGTGACCTACGAAGAATTGCGCGACAACTTGTACGAAGAAGTCTCTATGCGTCGTGCAAAAGCCAACGCCTTCTCGATCAACCAAACGATCGAAAACGCTGCTGCTTTCTTGTACAACAACGCATTCAGCACCACCTACTACACCACTGCCGACGGCGCTGCTTTGGTTTCGACCAACCACGTCAACGCAACTGGCGGTACGTATTCGAACGCACTGAGCCCCGCTGCCGACTTGTCGGAAGCCGCTCTGGAAGATTTGACCATTCAAATCATGGGCACTCAAAATGATCGCGGTCTGTTGATCAACATCATGCCTGAGTCGCTGCACATTCCTCGCCAAGAGTTCTACAACGCCAACCGCATCTTGAAGTCTGTGTTGCAATCGAACACTGCCAACAACAACATTAACGTGTTGAAGGCCGTGAACGCTTTCCCCAAAGGCATCAAGCTGAACCATTACTTCACCGCCCCGCACGCTTGGTTCATTCGTACCAACTGCCCCAACGGTATGCAAATGTTCTGGCGCGATCGTCCCATGTTCGACCAAGACAACGATTTCGACACCAAAAACGCCAAAGCCGCTACTTACATGCGCTTCAGCGTCGGTGCTTCGGACCCCCGTGGTATCTTCGGTTCTAACGGACCCTAATAGATCACCTGATCTATCGAAAAGCCCGGTTCGCCGGGCTTTTTTATTGTTCTTGCATAACGCTGGAAATTCTCTACAATCGCGCAAGGCACATCGCCACAACCGACTCAAACGTAAAGGAGATTACAAATGAGTTCTGGATACGCAACCAAACTGACCTACGGCATTTCAACTCAGCCTCAAGGTCGCACCCTTGCTTCTTACCCCATGCCGAGCCCCGTTCGCTCGAGCTCTAACCCCCTGACTGACCCCATCAACCAGACCAACTGGTATGCTGTGGCCACCTACTACACCGATTTTTTCGTGAAAGACAACGGCTGGACCGTGACTGGCACAAGCTCCACCTTGGCCACCAGCGACGCTTTGGGCGGCGTGGGCGTCATTACCCCCGGTGGTTCTGGCACTGCAACTGCTGCATACCAAGCCAGCGCTGGTTTCCAGTTCATCGCTGGCCAAAAGCTGTGGTTTGAAACCAACTTCAAGTGCTCTGCTGTTGCCTCTGCAACCCAAGTCCTGTCTATGGGCTTGATTGCATCGAGCGGTGGCACTGTGTCGACCAACAACAGCTTGCTGATCAAAAAGGCTGCCGGTTCGACTTCTTTGAGCCTGGTTTCGACCGTTGGCGGCACTGCTACCACCTTGGTGAGCAACCTGGCCACCATCACCAGCGGAACCGCTTTGGACGTCGGCTTTGTCTACAACGGCACTGACCTGGAAATCTTTATTGCTGACCAGTTGGCCGCACGTGTTGCTTCGCCTACCATCGGTTCTTCGGCAACCACCTTGACCAACTCGGTCATGACTCCTTACTTTGCGATCACCCCTGTGACAACCGAAACGTTGTCTTTGGACTTTGTGGTGGCTGCTCAGGAAATCCAACGTTAATCGAGAATCCAAGTGCAAACAAAGATCACTCGTGACGGCAAGAAAAACACCGTGATGATGGTGTGGGGCGAAGGTCCGGTTGAACAAACCGTGATCCTTGGCCGTGAGCACCTCCAGGACAACCCAACCGGTATCAAGCTGGATCAGATCCAGTACGCTTGCGAAAGCGGCGTCAAGGTCCGGTTTGGTTGGACTGATGACGGTCTGGTCTTGCCGGTCGAGGGTCGTGGCCTGTTGAACTATTATCAGTTCGACAGCTTGCAGCCGAGCTCACAGAATCAATCGCTGTGGCTCGAGGTGTCGGGCGAAGGTGCGTTTCACTTGGTGCTTGATTGCACAAAAATGGGAATTTAAGGAATCATCATGGACGTAACTCTCATTGGCGGCACATCGCCCCGACACATGCCCATGGACAGCAGCGGTGATCTGAGCATCAGCGCACCTGCTACCGGCAACAGCATTTACAAAGACTCGATCATCTGCGTGTTCCAGCTGATTTCGGCTGCTGCGGCCACCGCAGTGATCGAAGGCTCGCTTGACAACACCAACTGGTGTCCTATCACCGGCACGACTGCCTCGAGCACGATCACTCTTGCTGGCGCAGGCAGTGGCGCAATTGTTGAAAACTCGGGTGGTAGCGCTTGGCGTTACGTGCGGTGCAGAACGACCGCTGCGACCGCTGCTACGACCTGCTTAATGGGCGTGTAATGTGGCAGCTCCTGGCCGTGGTGAAGCTGATTATCTCCGTCTAGGGGATTACAACGCCGTCTGCTTCGAGTGTGGCGCGAAGCGGAAGGCTTCGCAGCTCAAGAAGTACTGGCAGGGGTACTACGTTTGTCCAGAGCACTGGGAAGAGCGCCAGCCACAGGACTTTGTCCGCGGCCTGCCCGACAATCAGACTGTGCCTTGGGCACAGCCTCAGAGCGACGCATTCGTGCTGGTGTGCACGATGCAGGGCATCTCTGCGATGCCTGGCCTGGCCTATCCAGGCTGTATGATCGCCGGTAAAGATTTTCAATACGTTCCGGGGCCGCAAGGCACATACCCGTCATTTTGCACTTTACAAGGCGCTTGGGGTACAGCAGACTACGGTTCTGCTGACTGCGCCACAGTAGGATACCAACCATGAGCTCAACAGTTTTCAACAGCGGAACCATCATCGCTTCGTCCTGGCTGAACGACGTCAACGACGCCGTTTACAACGGCAACTTCCCCACACCGCTTGCCGCAGCAGGCATTCAGTACAACGAAGGCGGCACAGGCGCAGTAACCACTACGGTTCAAGCTAAGTTGCAAGAGTCTGTAAGTGTTTTGGATTTTGGCGCTGACCCTACAGGTTTAAGCGATAGCACTTCAGCTATTCAAGCTGCTACCAATACGGGTAAACCCGTGTTCTTCCCTGCTGGCACTTACAAAATGCTTTCTTCAGTTACCTACACAGGAACCGTGGTTTGGCGTGGGGTTGGCGCTGAATCTATCATTAAAAATGATTCAACTGTTATCAATGTAACTTCTGGAAATAACTCAAGCATTGATAACTTATATTTGCAAAGCATTACATGGCCCTCAATCATTAGCCGTAATACAACAACTTGGGCATCTAATCCAACACCGTATACGTCAAGTGCTGGTAGTCATGCAGGGTATCAACCAACGGTAAATGACAATGATCTTTCTCCGACACCTACTTATACGTCAATCGGCCCTGTAATTTATTTTGGCGGCAATGCAACAAACATTAATGTAAGTCGCATTTATGGTTTGTTTGTAACTATTAGCATCCATGATGCAACTTACTCAACAGTTCGAGATTGCACATTCCAAGGGGGTGCTGCTGATGTTGGTGGTATTGTTTTTTGGAACATTAACAATCAGCAAGGCGAGCGCAACGCTGCGATCAACAACAACATTACTTACGCAAGCTATTCAGGTATCACGTTTGCCAGAAACTTTGATGGTTTAGCCCAAGGCAACATTATTTCTTATTGCGGTGAATCGGGCATCAAAACCTACCAAGGTACGACTGCTGGCGTAGATGCCCGTTGCTATCACATGCAGTTCATTGGCAATACAACTATGTTTCAGTATTACGATGGGTTTGATTTAAGTTCGGACTATCCTCATACTGGAACTATTGATGCACGTCATCAAGTCATTGGCAACATGACTTATGGCAATCATGGTACAGGCTTTTATGCTGATGGTTCGTTTGTTCAATTTGTTGGAAACAATGCTAGAAACTGCCAGCAATCAGGCATGGCTTTGGACTACAACAACTCTGTAATCTCTAACAATTACATATATGGTTGCAATGCTTCTAACACGGCAAGTGGTGTTCACCAAATGCTTGTTAGTTACAGCTCAAATTTGATTTCAAACAATTACATTGACCAAACTTCAGGCATTACTAATGGCTATGCTATATATGCACCAAACACCAATGTAGTATCAAACAACCAAGCGGTGTATGGTTCAATTTTTCTTGGAAATGCAAACTCAGTAACCGCACAAACAATTGGCAATGTCGATAGTATTTACGGAATTACAGGCTCGTTTACCCCAACCATATCAGTTGGTAGCACAGTACAGTCAGCGTATAACATTCAAGAAGGTTTTTATACCCGAGTTGGCAAACGAATTTTCTTTGACATAACAATTCAATTGAATGGTTCTGTTAGTGGTACAGGTTCGGTATCAGTTAATTTAGGAAGTATGCCTGATGCTGCATCTGTTGCAACTGGTGTGTATGGAGCAACTGGCCCTGTCCAAGCTATTAACTGCACATACACGGGTGTGCTTGGTTGGTTTATCAATGACAATAGCAGCTCAATTGCTTTGGTTACTGATACAGGTGGAACGCAATCGTCCATCACTAACAGCAACATAGGCTCAACATCTAAGTTTTACATTTCTGGCAGCTACTTGGCGGCACAATAATGGCTAACACCAAAATATCAGCGTTATCGTCAGCCACTACTCCATTGTCGGGTAGTGAAATTGTGCCAATCAATCAGTCTGGTGTAACTGATAGCGTTAGCGTAGCTAACTTAACGGCTGGTCGAGCTGTAAGTGCAGCGTCATTGTCTTTGACAACTACACCTCTTTCTGGTGCTAATGGCGGTACAGGATTGACCAGCTTTACTTCTGGTGGTGTAGTTTATGCAAACTCTACAAGTTCGCTTGCTACGGGGTCTGTTTTACAATTTACGGGAAGCCAATTGCTTGTTGGTACAACAACAGGCTCTAGCGGAACCTCTGTTGGATTTTCTGCTGTAAATTCTGCTGGTGGTGGTTTTCAATTTGGTACTGCTGCTGGCGGTGGTGGTGCAATAACCAGCTTATCTGGAACTGGTATTGCTTTTTATACATACACAGGTTCACAAGGTTCTGAATCATTTTCTGAACGTATGCGCCTTACAAGCGCAAATTATTTAGGCCTCGGTACTAATAGCCCTAGCGCACTTATTCACGCTAGCGGAGCTACTGCTAGTTTATTAAGACTACAAAATTCAAACAGTTCTGACGACAACATTCAAATTCAACTTGTAGGCTCATCTGGAAACCGTTGGCTTATTGGCAACAACATTACAACAGGAGGAACAGGTTTAAACTTTCAAATTTATGATTGGGCAAATTCTGCGCTTAGATTTACTATTAACTCTTCTGGTGTTGTACAGACCTATGGCAGCGCAACAGTCTATACCGTAGCAAATGCCACAGCCGTTTTTGGTGGTGGCGGTCAAACAAGCGCAATAGCAATAAATTCATATAACGATTCTGGAAAACAGTTTGTTATATCAAACAATAACGGTAATACAAGTGTTTATTCTGGTGGTGGAACTGCGGGTGTTGTTTTATATCAAAACGGCAACAGTTGGTCTTCTTTTTCTGATGAAAGAATTAAAGACATTATTGAACCTATTACCAATGCTGTTAACAAAGTTTCAACGCTGCGTACTGTTATAGGGAAATACAAAACTGATGCAGATGGTGTCCGCAGACCATTTTTAATTGCACAAGATGTCAATGCAGTTTTGCCAGAAGCAATTAAAGTGAACGAAGATAAAATTGGTACTTTAAGTTTGTCGTATACCGACACAATCCCGCTTTTGGTTGCTGCAATCAAAGAACTTAAAGCAGAATTTGATGCTTACAAAGCATCTCACCCCTAATCAATTGAAAGGTTAATCGTGGCGGCTACTATCAACTGGACTATTGATTGGCTTGAACAATCAACTCAAACCATCAATGGTTTTACTCAAGTGGTTCTGACCGCTGGATGGCGTGCTACTGGTTCTGAAATTGTTAACAATAAAGAATTTAACAGCAGCATTTACAGTAGTTGCACATTTCCAGAACCAGAAGTTAATGGTTCTTTTACGCCTTTTGCTCAACTTACTAAAGCTCAAGTGATTGGCTGGTGCTGGTCTAATGGTGTCAATCAAGAAGCTATTGAATCAGCTATCAATGCTGACTTAGCTGCTCAAATTAACCCTACTGTAATTAAACCTGCTTTGCCTTGGGCAACTGCTTAATTTAAGGAACAATTATGTCTTTGACCAAAGTCTCTTATTCAATGATCAACGGTGCTTATGTAAATGCCCTTGATTATGGCTTTTCTACAAGCGGAACAGCGGCGGCTAACTACACAGCTTTGAGTGCGGCTTTGGCAACCAACCAAACTGTTTACATTCCTCAAGGTACATATCTTTGCAGTCCTGGCATAACTGTTAATCTTGGGAATCAGTCTTTGCTAGGTGACAATGCGATATTGGATTTTAGTAGTATCACAGGAACGCAAGTTGCTATAAATTTAACCAATACATCAACTTTAACACCATCTGATCTTACTTCACCAAGTGCAATTGCACAAAAAATTGATGGTCTTATTTTGCTAGGAAATGGCAAAGCTGGCGGTGGTGCAGCGGCAGGAACGACAACTGTTGGTTTAAAAGCAAATACTGCACATATTTCAGTAATGAACTGCATTGTGTACGGCTTTGGTTATGGAATTACTATTTATAGTGGTGGATATATTCAGTCTTACATCAATGTAAACATTGGGCAATGTGCAATTGGTGTATACATTATTTCTGGTGGCTCAAATTATGGTGAACGCATATCATTTGTAAATTGTGCTATCTATGACAATGTGCTTGGTATTTCCAACAATTGCAATACAGGTGCACTTCAGTTAACAAATTGTTCTTTAGATTACAACACTAAATCATTAGTTGCGACAAACAATAGCGTTACTGAACTGCATAGCACTTGGTGGGAATGTAATGATGCTGGCTCGGGAAATGTTGTTGCTAGTCTGTCTAACAATTCAACATTGTCGATGTTTGGCGGAAGATTGCAACAGAATGGAAGTGTTGGCGCATTAGCACAAAATGGCTTTTTTAACACAGATTCCTCATCTGTTGTTATCAATGATGCTTTCATGTTCAATCTTCAAAACACTAATAATGTTTTGGATTCTGGCAATGGTACTGTGCAAGTTTCTGAAGTGCGTTCTTACGGCGTTTCATATTTGCCATCCAAAATATCTCCTGTTGCCAACAATAAGTTATCTGATAGTGGGTTTGAAACTGCGTCCATTGCTGATTGGTGGTCAATAAATAGTGATACGGCAGCAATTACAAATCGTTTTACTGGTTCAAACATAGCATTAGCTATAAGTTCTACATACTCACATGGTGGGACGCAGTCATTAAAAATCACTAAAACAAGTGGTGCATCAAATGGCTCATTTATTTTAGTAGTACCAGTTAATCCTTTTTCTAGGGCAGCGTTTACTGGTTGGTACAAATTTCCTGCTGCATCTGGTCAATGTTATGTGACCTCTGGAGCTTGTTTGGTTAACGGGCCTTTGTCAAGCGGTATCCCGTCAATTGGAAATTCAGTAACTTTTGATACGTTTGGAATCGGAAATTCTGGTTCACCTATTGACTGGACGCAGTTATCATCTGGAATGGATAGAGTTGTACCGTCATGGGCAAATTATTTCTTTATTGCTTTTAATTTGTATGCTTTTAGTGGCAGCTTGTATTTAGATGATTTCACCGTGGAAACAATGTAAAGGACAACACCATGAGCAACCCTCTAAACGTTACGTATGTTGACCTTGTAGGACCCCCGGTGTCAGCTGCGTGGCTAAACGCAGTGACTCAGGCAATCAGCGGATCTACCGCTCCTACAGTCTTTACGGCCACTTCAGGACAGACCGTATTCACTGTGCCCTCGACTGTGGTGGGTCAAGTGTTCATCAACGGGATCTTCCAGATCTACGGGCAAAGCTACACTCGAACGAACGACACTACAATCACGTTCAGCCAAGCAGTTCCCGTCAACGCACAGGTGGTCGTACTATGAGCACCCCTACCCCACAAACCAACTACCTCACGGCCCAGCGGATCATCCGCATGGCGTACAAAGACGCCGGGCTCATTCAAGACGGCGACCAGCCCACGAGCGAACAATACGCCGATGGGCTGACTCGCATGAATGACGTAGCCAACTTGTGGCAGACGCAGGGGCTCAAGCTCTGGTTGATTGAAGACATCGCCATCACATTGATCCCTGGCCAAGCCACCTACACCCCGACCTACCCCAACGGCAGCGTCAGCACGGGCTATTTGACCAAGCCCACCCGGATCATCGAGGCTTACTACCTTGATCAGACCCAAGTGCGCCGTCCCCTGATCCCATTATCATGGCATGACTGGGTCACCTTGTCCCAGGTCAACCAGCAGGGCCAGCTTAACTCGTACTTCGTCAACAAGCAGCAGTACCAGTTGCAGGTCTCGTTCTGGCTGATTCCTGACGCCAACGCCGCCACCGGCCAGGCTCACCTTGTCACGCAGACCCAAGTGGCCAACATGGTCAGTTTGACTGACGACATGGCTTTCCCGACTGAGTGGGCTATGGGTCTGCGCTGGGGTCTCGCGGATGAGTTGGCAACTGGTCAGCCACAGGCTATCATGGACCGGTGTGAGCGTCGTGCCAATCAATTCCGCATGATGCTCGAGGACTGGGACGTGGAAGATGCACCGACCAGCTTCGCACCGGATCAGCGTACCGGTTACGCTGTGTCAAGCTTCAGATAAGGATGAGTGATGGGCGAACCACAACGCTTGCCGTTAGCCGTCAAACCCTCGAACCGGGACGAGACCACCGACCGCGACGCCAAAATCATCAATGGCTACGTGGAGCAAGGGTCCAACGGCGAGATTGAGGTCTACAAGCGCCCTGGGTTCTCTTACTACGCGGCTGGCAGCATCTCCACAGCAGCTGCCGGCTTGGGCTCGTACAACTGGAACGGCAGCCTTTACACGATCTTTGGCAACAAGTTGTACAAGGACGGCGTGGCCATTTCCGGCACTGTCGACACGTCCGGTGTCTACACATTCGCGTCCTGCTTGGGTGCGACGCCTAAGCTGGTGCTCCAAAATGGAACCTACGGCTACACTTACGACCCACTGAACGGTCTGGTGCAGATCCAGCTGACCACCACGGTCATGTTCACCGGCAACACGACCAGCGGGTCAAACGTCATCACATCTGTCTCGAGCACCACAGGCTTGGTGGCCGGTCAAGGCGTCAATGGTCTAAACGTGCCGACCAATACGACCATCTCGAGTGTGGGAAGCGGAACAGTTACCCTGAGCGCCGCAGCCACGGCAACCGGCACAGCGATCTCGTTCACTGCTGATCTCTATGTCACCGGCACAACGACCAGCGGATCGCTTCAAATCACTGCCATCAGCCCCAACACAACCGGTTTGACCGTGGGCATGGCGGTGGTCAGCGCTAACCTGCCTGCATTGACCTACATCACCTCGATCGACAGCAGCACACAGGTCACGTTGAACAACAGCGCCACGGCCACCGGCACGGCGCAGCCCATCACCGTCAGCGCCAA